CTTGTTAGTGTAATGTGTTTAATGATCAGCCAGTACTGGAGGTAAAGAATGATCTGTTTTGGTACTATGAATGTGACGTATTTTCTTCACGCCATCCTGATATGCCTGTATCAGACTTCTTAACTTATTACTATAAGGTAATTTGTCGACGTTAATTCGTTGAGCCAACATCAGTGGTATCCGCTTTTGCATGAGCAAGTCTTCCATTAATACTATTTTTGACATCTTAGTGGATTTATTAACCATAGCCATTATTTTATTGCTATCCTGCTTGAGTGTGAAGTGTCCTATTTTCGGTAGCATTGGGTATTTCTTTTTCTCACTAATTAGATCTACTTTTTCATAATACTGTCGACAAACATGGTTGTCTAGATCCTGTCTGAACAGACTCCGTATTGATTCCATTGTACGCAAGTCTTTGAAAACTTCTACGTTCTCATGATCAGCAGCCTCCCATAGTTCATGATTCTTAGTGACAATATCGTTTGTAGCTCTACCAATTCTAGGTGCTTGTATCTGTAAGTGTTCCACTTTTGGCCATGGTTGAATTCCGAAAGGTGAGTCTTTCCACATAGGGTGCAATGGTACCAATTCAGTGTTGCTCACGTTACTGTAACAACTAAGGGCATACTTGCGCCAATCAATACGAAACATCTTAGTTTCAAGACATTTCTCTCTTCTAACTTTCTTTTCAACAGTATCAGGGAAAGTATTCATTAACTCCTGTATCTGAGTGTTATCTAGGATGAGATTGGTGCCTTTTCTAAAAGTGATTGGTACTCTACAAAACCAATCCATGGTTTCTTCTACGAGATACCTGCACAAGTCGACATTCACACCTTCTCGTCCAAAATTCCATACTTGATCTGTAAGAGACTTAAAATATTCCTCAATCCTTCTAACCGGTTCTTTGTACCAATTACCACTTACGAATGTAGCTATGGCAGATGCAATCGGGTAAGTCATTGATCCTTCCTCGTCCACCATTAATTGTAGAAATTCAGAAGTTCGTTCAGCTATCAACAACTTACTTCGCTTGCCCACTAAGCCAGCATGCTCGAGTGATCTTACATACACATAACAGTCTAATTGGTTATGAAATCCACCAACTTCATCATCTCCTGACTTGAGCATGGTAGTATGATCCCTAGCTTGCCCTGTTATTTTCTTGTACATGATGAATGCTAATTCATTGTAATATACGTGCAACAATGTATTATCTCGCATAGTGTCTCTGCTACCAGAAAATAGACCTCTTAAATTCCTTATGTCTCCTATTGGAGTTTTAAGTACTGCTGCATAATGTGATTCTGCTGTCCATAATGCGGCATAAGCTTTATCCAAGTAACTTGGTTCACCTGTCTGCTCATGTAAGGTTAACCATTTCTCCGCTAAGGCTATGTTGAGGTACACCATATCCTCTACATTATTGTATAAGTTATAACTAGTATAGTCGTACGACACCCACCATCTGTAGCCTGCCACTTGCTGATACCACCACTGCAATATTTCTGCTGGAGTTTGTGAAATCACAGTTCCCCGCCAGTGAAATCTATTCTCGATCCCATCACTAGCATAAGATGCCATGAAGGAAGAAATATCATCAGTGGCTTCGAGGTCTCTGTTTTTCTTTCCTGGTTCATGCTTAGTACTACCTCTTGCTATTATGCGCGGAGCAGTAAGTAACCATTCTATTAGGTCTGGGTAATCATAAATTTCGTAAGCTACTTGTTTAGTAATTTGTATTTGTCTGGATTTTTGGAGGTTGAAGTACTCTTTTACTTTATCCTTATCGATATCACTACTTCCTCCTGGTGCATGTTCCAACCGTTCACTGAAATATTTCAGTAGGGTAGTTTGTCCTGGACCGGTTTTTAAAGATGTAATTACCCTAGTTGCTATTTCGTCAATAACCTCAAATTTGACTTTTTGACTCTTACTTTTTGCTAAATTCATATCAGTCTTTCTGAGTGGGCCAGGTGAAGTTCGTTGTAGTGATTGTTGTTTCCAGTCTGCCTCAGCTGTATCACGTCCTATTAAGCAAACGATTTTACGTGTCAACATTGCTGCCTTACAGTCATAAATGTTAGGAGTCAACCACCCTGTTTGTCGGATTGTATCAAAATTGGACTTCAGATCTGGCCATCTCTCCATTGGGTAACAATGCAATTTCGTTTCTTCAAAGAAGGCAATGATGCTATCATTCTCTAGATGTAAGTATATTAACAGAGCAATGACAGCATTTGTATCTTGTTGTGTTTGAAAAAATAAGGATTCACGTATGAGTTTGTCTCGTAATGGTTTCTTGTTCATCTTCAACCAGGCCTTTACTATTGTGCGGACCGTTAATCTAGCCATACTATCATATCCACCTGGCGGACTGGAAAATTTAAACCTACAATAATCTAGGTCTGGGCACCAGTCACCTGATGCCCAATCGGTAATTAATCTTTTTTCGTATTCAAATGTATTCTTAAAATCATCTTTTCTGTGTTTGTAAAATTCTTTATAATTGGGTATGTTCATCGTCAGGTAATGCATATAATTTCTTTGGTACCATTTCTGGCTGGGTGTATAATCAAAGGACTTAGGTGGTGTGCTTTGGCGGAGTGTGTGCATGCCGTCAAAGAGCGTCTCTTGAACTTTCTCTTTACAACACTTACTCAAGAAGGTGAACCATTGGTTCACTCCTCTGTACCCATGTCTTCGATAATTCTCATCGATACTCCTGGTTCTGTGGGTGGTGCCGCAGACACATTGGAAATCTCGGATAGGTTGTCCGGCACACCAGTGGCCAAATGAAAATCCGACTTATTTGGATCTATAGGATCAGTTTTCACATAGTCTTTCTCTTTTCCTTTTTCTTTATGTGTTGTTTTGGGTTGAATCTGGGTAAGCACACTATCTTCTATACCAGATCTTTTCTTCTCATCAGACTTCATTTGCTCCAGTCTTTCTCTTAATCTCACACTAGCTGCTTCTTTCTTCTTTTTCAAATGTTCTTCTTGCTTAATAGCATTCTTTTTGGATGTAGGTGCACCTAATTTTGCTGCCTGATTGTTTAGCAATAGCCATTCCACGATTGATTTACCACTAGCCAAAATATCGTTTATCTCTTCTTTTTTGGGGACTTTGGCAAATGTTGTTGCTCCAATTAGTGATCCCTGTTCTTTAGCATATTTCATCACTTCTTCAAAATTCATACCTGGGTTAGTTTTAAGTGCCTTTTCAATAGTAAACATGAAATCGCAATCTTTGGCTACAACTTCTTTATCAAGATGAGCACATGAAATCGCTAAAGATTTGGAGGTAATCAGAAATCTGTTAAATTCCTTTTCTCTTTCATCAAATGGCAATCTTTGCAGCAATTCAGGCATTCTTCGTACCAACTGATGGTAAATTGGCCACTCTTTGTCAATTTTATCACGATTGGACCAAGTCCCTGAACAGTAAGCATCGACGTATTCCTTAACCTGTGGGTCATCGAGTAGTTTTGATTCCTTTAAAATGTCCTGTATGACAGACATTTTGAAATTTACAGGACCTGTGTTGGTATAAGAATGTTGCATCTGGTGTGCTGGATCTTTAATAAAATTGTCTTTGTCAACACTCTCAACTAATGTCTCAGGCAAGTCACAAGTTGGGATAGGTCCATCCAATATAGCCGAGTTCATGCAATTGTAATTATCCCTGGCCATGATCATTACTGTACTAGATCTCTTATGAATAGAGACTTGATTAAAATAGAGAAGTACGTCCATTGTAGTCGGTAGAACGACCAATCGACTCGTTTTTCCTACCTGTACGATGTCCATAGGGTAAGATGGAGAATAGCTGTGGTTGTCAAACTGGGACGTAGTTAATGGTTTCATCTTGAAACCATGCCTGTCAGCTGACCAGTAAGCTAGTTGGGTGCCGGGAAGTTGACTGGCTATGTATCCAATACAACGGTGCTTAGTGACAAAATCCATCTTGCCCCATACTCTACTAACTTTAGTAGGGTTTTCTATGGCCAACGGAGTAACGAAAGAGTGTCCTGCTCCGTAAAGAGGTGTTTTGAAGCCCATTGTGGTGACTATTTGCCAGGAATGGTATCTGGACCAATTAGTAAGGGCAGCCAGTATACTTCCATCCTTGGCTGAGTGTAATGGCTCCCAGTATTTCAGACCTCTACCTAATATGTATGGGTGTCCTAGATCGGCAGCTATCTGAATTGCCGTTTGTAGTAGTACCGTTCCTCTACTGTACTGAAGTAATGAGGTCTGGGCTTTAAATTCATGTGATTGTGAATCAGTTAAGCTATGTAGATGCGCACCTGTGGATTCCACTGCTAGAGCCATGCAAGGGGATAAAAAGGTGCGGCGGTATGCT